CAACGATGACTCCTACGGGTACACGATATGAAAGGTCTCCTAGTTTAGAATCTTTTCTTACTCGACCTTTAAAAGTACCTCCAAATAAACCCGAAGTTTTAGTTAATCTTGTAAAAGAGGGTTTTCAAGAATTTTTTACCAATACTAGAAAATATAGACCATTGGGCAGGGAATTTTTTACAGATAAAAAGTTTGCTGAAGGTAGGTCTAATTTATTCTCAACACTAAGAGCAAAAATTAATATTTTTATGGGTTCAAGAACTACTCATTCAGGAAAACAAATGAGACCTGTTAGAAATAAAGACGGGAATACAACAATTGGTGATACTCGTAAAATTAATAAAAGGCTTATTGAATTACCACAAAATATTAAAGACATAGTAACTTTGATGAATAATAAAGCAATAGACTTAGTTCCAATTAAGGATTTACGAGAGGTGTCGAAATATTGGCCTAATTGGGTAGAAGAACAATTTGGCGACTCAACCTCAGATGAAAAGGGTTTTGTTATAGGGAACTTTAATTCTATGCAAAGAGTTGAGAATTTTCAACGAGTTGGTTTATTACCCGAAGACGACGCTGAAATAGGTGAGAATGCCTTTGCATTTACACTTGCTTATGAAATGGGTTCATTTAGAAGTGTATATATTTTTTATGTAGATTTAATTAAAAGAGAAATTACAGTAGTTAAGGCCGGTGTTAAAGATGATACTAATGTTTTTACTAGTCAATTTCAAGATTATGATTTAAGGGTCGATTTAATAAATGCAATTAATAGAACACTTAGAGAACCTGAAGGAAAGGCATTTGGTGATTCTTCGAGATATAGAGGAAACTACAGATACATGTCAGGTAGCCCCGAACAGCAAGCAACAGCCTTTGCTGCTCAATTACATAAAAACCCAAGTTGGGTTAATAACTCTAATGTAGTCTATACTAGCAAAATTACAGGTGATATAGCATCAGGAAAGGTTGGAGGCTCTACTATATACTACGGCCCAGACCAAGCACCTTATTTTATATTCCCTTACAGTGCGTTCTATCACGATAGACATGGACACGGTTTAGATAGAGCAAATTTATGTTTAACTCCTATTACACACCCATTCGGAAATCAATTTTACCTATATATTAAAGAAATAATAAACAACATACCGAGAAACACAAAATTAGATAAAATTATACCTAAAGAGTATAGGATGAATGAAGAATTAGGCGACTACACACGAAAAGAAAGTTTAGAACAAGTAATAATATATCGCTGGGCTGAGAAATTGATGGGTAGTAAGCCACTTAACGAAAGTTTGGGTGAAATGCTGAAAGAACTTGCCTTAGATTGTTTAGAAAAATATCCTCCGGTAAGCATAGGAAGCCCAAGATGTATTCATCTAGGTGAAAGCAAGGCTCCAGCCACCGATTTTGCGGCTCTTTTTGGAAGTAAGATTAGCGGTGACAATCCCTTCCCTATAAATCCTAATGTTCCAGCGATGGGGGGCGTTCCCAGATTTGATGCACCGCAAGCATATAATACTGATACATTAAATTTCACAGTTAAGGAAGTCGCAGTAATACATTCACAATATTTTAACGCAATGTCTGTTGAAGAAATGACAGACCTTACTAATGAAGTATATAGAGAATACTTTTCAAAAAATAAACCTAATGTACCAACATTGGCACAACACGGATAAGTAAAAGGAGAAATAAATATGAGCAATATTATAAGAAGAAAATTAGATGAAGCAAAACAACAATTGGCAGATTTAGAACGAAAGGCTAATAAACCTGAACCTACGCCTAAGAAGACTGTGGACTTATCAATGAATGTTCCCGAAGTTCCTCCGGATAACTTTGAGGCAGACCCTGTTATTCCCGGAATTATTAGGCCCGGTCCTAAAATGTCCAAGAAATTTAAACAGGTGTAAGTATGCAAGAAAAAATTTTAAAGAGAAGTATTAAGCCCAACGCTACTCTTGAAGATATTGAAATTAAATTAAGACAGGCTATACAAGTTCCTGTTTTAGAACAGGTTGTTTCTTCAAATAAAATTGCACTTGATACCTACCCAAACTCTAAAGCATATAAGGAAGAAATTCAAGAATTAAGAAAAAAAATTAAAGAAGATGAAAAAACCATAGAGGCTTACAAAAAATCAAATCCTTTCGTAGCCTTTGGTGGAAAGGGTAATATTAAAATTGATGAAGATAAAAAAATTATTGATGATGGTTACGGGAGAAACGAATTTTATCCGATATACGCTTTACCATCGGGTAAAAGGCCGGGTTTAGGAGGGGAAAGTGGAAAGAAAATAATAGACCCCGAAACACCTCTTACGATAGAAGAAGCGGCTCTACACTATAAGAAAGAAATAGTTGATTACGATGAAGTAAATGTTAATAGGGTTATGCCTGATGATAAACCTTATGATGCACCTTATGGTCAAAAGGTAGAATCTAAGGATATTGAACCTTCTAAAGATGTTAAAGATTTAGAAGAAGCAAAGGATAGATTATATTATTATGAAAATATAATTGAAGATAGAAGAACTTCTAATGATGAAGCGATGATTTTAAGACTTCGTAGTGAGATAAAGGAATTAGAATCACAAATAATTGAAGATGTTGAAACAAAAACATCTCTTAGGGTAGAAGAATCAAGGGCTTTACCGTTAGATGCTACTACTTTAAATCAAATATACGAAGTCCTTTATCCAAGAAGTGAGGAAGAAATAAAAACAATTTTAATTGGACTTGGGCAATATTTAAACAATCTTCCTACCCCAATAGATGTTGAAAAACTTCTAAAACCTTACGAACTTAAAAGAATAAAAGAAATTATTGAGTCTGTACCGGATGCAATAAATAACCCTGTTGACAATTATATAAGAAATTTAGTTTCAATGGTAAAGAGTAGAAGAGATAAAACTCTTGGTGTTATTAAGTCAATTAAATTAAATAGACCTAATAAAAAAATCCCTGCTATGATTAAAGTTGTAAAAAGTGGAAATATTACAATAAATCAAGCAAATGCAATTTTACCCTTAACTCACGATTTTACTGATAATGATTTTAGTAAATTTCAGACTTTTATGGAAGCAAATTACTCCCCTATACCAAAGGTAAGTAATAAGAATTTATTTATGAAAAGGTTAACAACTGATATTTACGGGGCAACCGGAGTACCTACAAATGAAGAACTAAGAAGTGCTGGGGGTAGTGCTGGTGTTGACCAAATATCTCTAAATTACATGATTGAATGGCTTTTGATAGATAATAAACTTGAATCGGAATTAAGAAAAATACTTACAGTAGCCGGACAGCGTTTATCCCCTAAAGAAAGAGTAAGAAGAATTTCTAATTTATTGAATAGTGCTAAATATAAAAATAAAAATTTCATACCACTTATGCAGAAATATATTTTTGACGAGTCTTCAAAAAATCTTCTCACTGAAAAACAAGTAAAGGAGGTAGAAGAATTATTGTCTGTTAAAATAGATGGTAAAAGTATTCTTACACATCTTTTATCGGTTATAGACACTAAGTTTATAGTTCCTTCTAAACCTAAAGTAAAGACACTAAAGGATAAAATTATGTCTAAAATGTCATTAGAAAAGGCAGATATATCTTCTCTCCCACCAAAGAAGCGAAGAGAAGTAAAGGCCCTACTTCAAAATGCCCACCCAACAGAATACTTTGGTGAGGACTACCTTCGTTTAGGAAAAGTTATAAATATAATTGACGGTTTAGCGGAAGATGAAGAGGCCGAACTCTTAGAAAAGTTGGGGGTCAAAAACCTACAAATGGTAAAGACAGCCGCATCCCTAAGAAAGAAATATGAAAATTTATATAAAAAATTATACGATATGGTATATGAGGAGGAATAAAAAATGGAAGAAGAAACAACAATTGAAATTTTAGAAATATTGAAGGCCCTGTCCGATAAGGTTAAGGATTTAGAGAGAAAATTAGAAGACTCGGACACGGCAATTATGAAGGCTGGATTTGTCCGAAGTCCAAGACCGAGTGCAAAAACCCAAGCAGGTATGCCAAACGGTGATGTAATTTCAAAGATGGATTGGAGTGATTTAGATTCACTTGTGAAAAATTTGGAGGGAACAATATGAGCAAAGAAAAAATGATAGCCGACGATGCAGATATTAGAGGTGCAGAAGTTTTAACACAACTAACCGAACTTACGGTATTACTTACAAACGCATTAGGTTATGAACCAGCAGATGCACAAAAAGATGAAAAGGCTGGAAAGCAAGTTGATGTTGAACGCTTGGCGGCTAAACCAATTACAAAGGGAAATTCTTTAGTTAAAAGAAATTACCAAAATAAATTAATGCCGGATAATATGACCTATAAGGCAGAACCTGATGCAGAAGAAGTGAGAGTTGAGTCTGTTGATGATGCTCCGGATTCACAAGATAATGATGCTGAGGCGGCTTTAGAAACAGCATTAGGAAAATTAAAGCGACTTAAACACACCTTGACAGTAGGTGAGGAAGAAGCATTAACTCCAAGTGACGAGATGTGAGGGTAATGATATTTACTCAATTCGACAGCATAGTGAAGAATGCCTCTTCTGTTAAAAATATGGTTCGTGCGACCTTTTTAAGTGCAAGGGATAACCCAAAGGCATATGAAAAAGATTGGGAAAAATTGGTAGTTGAACTTAGAGAAATTTTATCCGACCCACAAATCAAAAATCAATTTTCAAATATAGATGATAGTGTTCTTTTTTCCGATGATACCTTAAGTATAGGGGGAGAAAAGGCTACCCAACTATACGGGTATTTTCAAAATAAGCCTTCGCAAATTGAAATAGTAAAGCAGGATAAACCTGAAAAATTCATTGAACCAAATAAACCAATGTACCGTATTTTTGAAATAGATGATATGAAGGAAATCAGGGGGCTTACGAATGACTATATTGTTCAAGAGAAATATGATGGTTTAAGAATACAGATTCATAAATTTGATAATAATGTTAAAATTTATACATTTAATGCAAGAGATATTACAGATAAAATGCCTCAGTGCGTAAAGGTATTAGAAGACCGAGTGTTTCCTAATTGTATATTAGACGCAGAAGCAGTAATGTATAAAGACGACGAAGCATTAGTTCGTGCTGATACACTTGCACATATTAATAAAAAGATAACAGAAGAGGCAAATATAAAAGCCCATGTTTTTGATATAATGTATTTTGAAGATAAGTCTGTCGCTACTGATAAATTAGAAGAACGATTAATGATTCTTATGAAAAACTTTTCAGCAAATGCCGATGAATTTGTTTTATTTCCAAACAAAAATAATACAAGAGAGGCCGATTCATTGGAAGAAATAGAAGAATATGCTATGGACATAATGAAAAACCCCGCTTCGGAAGGAGTAGTTATTAAAGATGCCAAGTCTTCTTATGTTATCGGGAAAAAGAAAAACCCTAAGTGGATTAAGTGGAAGAAATTTGTTGACTTAGATGTTATGGTTTTAGAAAAGAAGGAAAATAAAAATGGAACCTTTGGGTATAGTATGGGTATAGGTCCTGTCGAAGAAGATACTATTAAGGCAACAGAAATGAATGGGGACTTTTACATGAATGTAGGAAAAACGACGAATACTAGTAAAGATGTTGAGGTGGGAACTATTATTAGAGTTATGGCTGATGAAATAATGGGTAATCCCAAAAAGGGGTTTTCATTATTTAATTCTAAATTTCACGAAATTCCCGAAGTAAAATTACCTGACAAATTAATTACTCTTGAGTTTTTAACAACGGGAGGTAAGAAAAGTCTTGGGGATTACAAGATTGAGGCTCTTACAAAGTCTTATGAAATTAGCGACGGAATACACGGTCTTGTAAAATTAGATACAGAACTTAATTTAGATGGCTTCATTTTTCACGGATTTAAAGATAATAATTTAATGTCTAAAAATGCTTCTTTAGATATAGATTTTTGGAAAGAAGAGTTAAAAGACGCATATGGGAAAGATAATGGAAGGTTTTCTGTTTTCGTAAAACAACTACTTATTGACTACGGAACTTTATCAGCAAATGACATTTTTCAAAGAACAAAAAAACATGACCCTAAGATGATGAGCCGTCTTTTTGGAGATGATGAAAAATCTGAAAATAAAATGAAGGAGCGTTTAATGAAGGCCGGGAAACATTATGGCATTGAATATTCTGCTGGAAAATTTAATCACAACGACGATATATTAAACAAGGCTGAATTAAGAAAGGGTAAATTTGAACTTTGGATTACAAGTGATAATTACTTACATTTTGTAATTGTTTATCAAGGTAAGAAAATGACTTGGGAAATTAAGGTAAGCGGTGATGAACAAATTTATGACTTCTTAGGCGAGGCTGGTAAATATCCGTGTAAGCAAGTTAGAACTCCCGATGCAGAAACATTAATCGAAAGAGGACCACTAGTTTTAGGCGCACAAAGAAAGGGCTACCATGAATATATTTTAAACGGTAAGGAAGTTGAAACCAAAATACATTGTAGATATTTACCTGTTGGGGGTAAAGAAATGTGGCTCGCTTGGACAGGCTATGAAACAAAACCTGCCCCTAAGTCAAGTGATTCTGGACTAATAAATATCTATGAAGATGATTCTTAGGATTAGATACCTTAATATAGTCCTTAGAATACAGAACCTATTATGCAATTAGAAACTCCTATGTTTGGTAATGAACCAAATAGCGGCGGAGAACTTATAATTCTTAAGTCAAATAACGAATGTGTTATTGCTGGCTACGCATCAGTTGATGTAGTGGATAAGCAAAATGACAAAATTACATTAGGTGCAATTCGTGAAGCGGCTGATAAATTTATGAAGCAAGACCGTTATAGAAATGTAATGATTACACATTCAAATGTTCAGGTCGGAGAGGTTGTAGACCAATATACAGATTCCAATGGTAAAGTCCTAAAAACAGGCGTTGATGATACAGGGTTTTTTGTAGTGATAAAATTAAGAAATGATATTGAAAAGGCTAAAGAGGTTGCACGAGATATAAGAAAGGGCAACCTTCGTTCCTTTTCAATAGGTGGACAAGCGATAAACAAGACAAACAGATATGATGCCGATACCGGTAGTTATAAGGAAATTGATAAACTTGAATTGCATGAAATCACCATATGCGAAGAGGGTATAAACCCTGAAGCAAAATTTAATCTAATTAAGGAGGATAAAAAAATGAATACAGAAATTGAAAAGGCTCTAAATGAGTTTAATGAAGTAATGGCTGAACTCCGTGAATCCACGGTTCTCAAGAATACAATGGACACTCTTGAACAAGAGGAAGAACTTGAGATGATGGATGAAATGGAAGAGGAGTCCGTCGAGCGAATGGCTGGCGAAGAAATGAAGGCAGAATCGGAAGATGATGATGTTGAGGAAGAAGACTATGAAGACAAGGAAGCAAAGTCCGAGGATTTTGTGGAATTTGTTGAACATAAGGCTGAGGAAATTAATACACTCGACCTTTCCCGACAAAATATTGAAAAGGCTTATACACAATTTAAGGCTGAAAGAGAAGAGGCTCGTGCTTACGAGGTTATCAAGGCTGAATTTGAAGCCCGATATAAGAACGAACTTGCAGTTGAAGCAGACGAAATTGCTAAGAGCAAGTTTAATGCCGCAGATGCTGTTCTTTCTCTTAAGGAAGAATTTTCTCAATTGAAGAAGTCTCTTGAGAACAACACAATCGCTAAGGCCGCAGAAACTCAATCTGTGTCCAATCAACTTAGTGAGGACTTTGGTAACATTTCAGAAATGTCATGGAACGAAGTTCACGAATTAATGGACAAATACAACAGAGGTGCTTAAAATGACAGGATATTTTAGAACAATTGAAGACTTAGAGCGAGCGACCTACGGACTATCCGGTGGAAGTAATATTATGAAAGCAGCACTTACGGGTATTCATCCTGTTCACGATGGCTCGGATGCAGGGTTAACAGGTGGAGATGCTACTTTGTATAACTTGGTTTATGGACAAAAAGTTTGGTCTATGATTAACCGAGAAATTAACGCACTTTCAATGCTTCCTAAGAAACCGTGGAAGTCAAGTGGTTGGAGAGTTTTGAAGGGTCGTTCTATTGGTGGAAACGGTGATACTTTTGAACTTGCTGATTTAGACCTTTTGGGTGGACAAGCAGAAAACGCACAGATTTCCGCTATTGATGAAATTGCACCTTCTTTCGCAAACCTAAGTATTTCCCCTAAGACAATTGCACACACCTTCGAACTTTCGGAGATTTCTCAACTTCTTGGTGGAATGGATGATGGTATTGGAGATATTATGTCTACATACCGAGAAGAAGTTGGTATTTCACACGCAGAAGCGATGAACAAG